GTGGCACGTTTTGTTGAGAACACATAACAAAAACAATGCGACACACTGGCTTTGGCAGAGTCGCCCCCTCCCCTGCCGGGGCCTTGTCACAGGCAGCCTGTCACAAGTACCTAGCCTGTGACAAGGTGCGACACCGCTAGGGGTGCTGATCACGATCGCTGAAGCGGCAGCCGTTCTAGGGCTGAAAAGTCGAGGCAGTATTTACAGGAAGGTCAAGAGCGGCGAACTCTTGACGGTTGAATCAGCCTCTGGGGTGATGATTGAACGCGAGGGGCTGGAGGATGTGTGGGAGCGGATCACGCGGCTCCGCGCCGACTCGCCACGAAAAGGAAAAGAGCGCCAGTCACGGAAGGTGAAGGCCGAGCAAAACAAGCCAGCTGCCGAGATCGATGCAAAAGAAGATATAGACGATTCAGAGATACCCGATTTCAACGAAGAACGGGCAAGAAATGAGCGTGAAAAGCGACTGCATGAGCGGCAAAAGCGACAGATCACCGAACTAGATCGCCGCCAGAAGGAGGGCCAGCTGGTCTACAAGGCCGACGTAGAGCAGGCGCAGATGGCGGTGGCGCTCACTCTGAAGAACCAACTCGAAGCGCTGCCGAAGCAGATCAAGCAGCAGCTGCCGCACCTGAGCATCGGCGATGAGGAGATGATCGAGCGGCTGGTGGCGAAGGTGCTGACCGCTGTGGCGGACTGGCGGATGAGTGAGGAGGAAGAGGAATGATCACCCGCGACGTGCCAGCGCTGGCGACGGGCATCGCCGAATGCTTCCGCCCCCGGCCGGTGCTGAGCGGCGTGGAGTACGCCGACACCTACGGCCATGTGACGGGCAATGCTGCGAGCAAGGGCCCATGGATCACCAGGCCCTATCAGGGCTACTGGTTTTATGCGTTCGCGTCACGGCGCGTGCCGATTTTTGTGTGCATGAAGTCGGCGCGTGTCGGGTGGTCTGAGTCGGTGAAGATTGGCGCGGTGCAGTATTACGCGCATTGGAAGCCGTCAAAGGTGATGGTGGTGCAGCCAATCGAGAAGGATGCCGAGGAATACAGCAAGGAAGACATCAGCGACCTGTTTGCTGATACGCCTTGCCTTGATGGGTTGCTGTCCGAGTCGAAGTCCCGTGGCACGGCGACCAACACCATCCTGCTGAAGAAGCTGACGAATGGCGCTTTGATTGACATCGTGAATGCCAAAAGCGGCAAGTCGTTTCGGCGCAAGGAACGGCCGGTGGTGATCTTCGAGGAGCCGTCTGCCTATGACCGGATCAATGAGGGTTGCCAGATCAAGTTGGGCATCCGGCGTACAGAGACCTCCTGGAATCCGAAGGTGATCATCGGCGGCACGCCGATCTTTCCCAACGACAAGACCCATCAGTGGTTCTTGCGTGGCGACCAGCAGTACCGCTACATGCCGTGCCCACACTGCCGCCACTACCAGCCGCTGCGGTGGGAGGCGATGGCAAAGGAGGGGCCCGAGCTTGGGACTTTTGAGTGTGAGAACTGCAAGGAACCGATCCGTTACACCTCGCTGCGGGAGATGGACGCCCACGGCGGCTGGGCCTGCCCGCTGGGCCTCGACCGATCGCAGCAGTCGCTGACGGCCGAGGGCGAGCCAGCGGTGGAGAGCCAGTACATCTGGGCGGCGTACAGCTACCACGCCGGGGCGGTGTGGCCAAAGCTGATCAGCGAGTACCAGGAAGCGCTGGAGGCGATGCGACGGGGCGATACCGACCCGATGCAGACGTACCACAACACGGTGCTAGGCATCCCGTGGGAAGACAGCATCGCCGGCAAGCTGACCTGCGACGGGCTGGCGGAGCGGCGGAAGAACCTCGAAGCCGGCAACGGCTATGGGGCCGGCGTCGTGCCCAATGGCGTGCTCATGATCACTGCCGGCGTTGACGTGCAGGGTGGCGGCGGATCGGTAGGCGAGCGGGTGGTGGTGACGGTGTGGGGCTGGGGCCGCGGGGAGGAGGGCTGGCACCTGGGCCACTGGGAGATCGATGGCGACCCGCAGCAGAAAGAAACGCTGGAGCAGCTGTCGCGGGTGGCCACGACAAAGTGGAAGCGTGAGGATGGCGCCGAGATCCCACTGTCGCTGGGCGGGATTGACGAAGGCGGCCACTCGACGCAAGAGATTAGGGAGTGGTGCCGGAGACAGGGCGGTTTATGGGTGCCGGTGCGCGGCGATGGTGCCAAGGGCAAACCACTGGTGGGCCGCGGGTCGCCGGTGGACATCAACAGAAAGAACCAGGCAGTGCAGAAGCATGGCCTGCTGCTGTATCGCGTGGGCTACGAAACGAGCGTGTCGCACCTGCAGGGCCGGCTACGAAACGAGATCCCCGGCCCTGGGTATCTGCACCTCGGCGAGGCATCAACGGATCAGTTCCTTGCCGAATTGTTCCCTTGGAAGCGGATGCCAAAGAAAGGGAGCCGGGGCCGTGAGTATCACTGGGACTGCCCTACTGGAATGCGTGACGAAGCTGGGGACTGCACCCGGTACGCCTATGCGGTGATGCAGCTGGTATCACGCCGCTACAACCGCTCGACGATGTGGGACCAGCTCCAGGCGCAGCTATCCGGCCAGGCTGGGCCGACGCTGGAGCGGAAGAAGGGCACCTGGCTTAGCCGCTGATCCATAGCCTGCTTGTGGGGAGGTGTCACCATGGCCTACACGCAGGAGCAGCTGGATGATCTGGAGGCTGCGATAGCCGAAGGCGTCACGTCGGTGAGCAGCAATGGTCGGCATGTGACCTATAGGAACCTGGGCGAGATGCTGAAGCTCCGTGACCTGATGGCACAGGAGCTTGGCATTGCTGGCGCCGGCCGTCAGCGGAAGTACATGAGCTTCCGGAGGGATTGATGGCAGGGAGGAAGCCAACACGTGATCAGCTGGAGCTGGCGTTGAAGGCGGCGCAGAAGGAACTGGCCGTCACGCACCTGCGGGCGTTCGAGTCGGCCAAGGAAAGCCGGCGGACTGAGAACTGGTACACGCGCAACGGCGGGCCAAACGCCGACATTCGTACTGCCTGGCGGCTGCTGGTCCGCCGGCATCAAGACCTTGTTGACTCGAACCCGTGGGCGAATCGCGCCGTGCGGGTCATTACAAACAACTGGGTGGGCGATGGCATCATCGGCAGTCCGATGGGTGGCAGCAAGCGGTACGAGATGGCCTGGAACGACTGGGCCGACACGGTGGAGTGTGACTACAACGGCAAGCTGAACTGGTACGGGCTGCAGTCGATGATTGCCCGCACGACGGCTGTGCGTGGCAGTTGCCTGATCCGGCGGCGGATGGATGAACGGATGAACGACATGGGGCTGGTGGGCCTGCGGCTGCAGGTGATGGAGCCGGATATGTTGGATTTTGATAAGGATGACGGCAGCCGGATCAGGTTCGGCCAGCAGTACGACCGGGACGGGCGGCTGGAGGGCTACTGGATCCGGCAGACGCACCCAGGCGAGACGGAATGGAACGGCGTGCGGATCACTTCTGAGTTTGTGCCCGCCAATGAGATCATCCACACCTATGAGGTGAATCGACCTGGCCAGGGCATCGGTGTGCCGTATGGCTCGGCGGTGCTGCTGCACCTGCGGGACATCGATGATATTGCCTCGGCGATGCTGCTGAAGGCAAAGATCGCGGCGTGCTTCACGGCGTTTGTCTACAGCAACGAATCCAGCGACCAGGCCACAGCGACGGCCCTGACAGAGACGTTGGAGCCTGGCGCGATTGAGATCCTGCCGGATGGAAAGCAGATCACATTTGCCAACCCGCCGCAGTCACCGGACTATGTGGATCACCAGAAGCATCACCTGCACGCAGTCGCCGCGGGCTATGGGATCACGTTTGAGGCACTGACGGGGATCCTGTCGGACGTGAACTTCAGCAGCGCCCGCATGGGATGGCTTGAGTTCCACCGCAATGTGGCCGCTTGGCGGTGGAACATGACGATCCCGCAGGTGCTGGACCCTGTGCATCGATGGTTCAACCTGGCCGCCGGTCTGGCACAGATTCGTGGCCCCAGGCGGATGATCTGGACGCCGCCACGGCGCGAGCTGGTGGATCCGGCGAAGGAGATCACCGCGCTGATTGAAGGGGTGAAGGCTGGGTTTATGTCGCTCTCGGAGGTGCAGCGTTCGCTTGGATTCATCCCACGCGAGGTGATGGACGAGCTCGAAGCGGACATTGCGCGCGCCAGGGCGAAGGGGCTGAGCCTGAGCGTGGATGGGACGACCGGCCAGCAGCAGGTCAGCGAGACGCCAGACGAGGAGCTGAAGACGACTAACCCGCAGAGTTGAGGTTGCGGAAGCTGCATAGCATGTAGGCATGGAGCAAACCATCCAACGGATGGCGCTTGTCGCGCCGAACAGCTGGAGCGAGGAAACTCGTACCGCCACCGTCGTCATCAGTACCGATGCTGATGTGGGCGACGGCTTCCAGCTGCTCCACACCGTCGATGCAATCCGGTGGCCCTCTCGGCCGCTGCCGATGGATTACGACCACAAGCGTTCCTCAGATTCGATCTGGGGCGCGGTCACTGATCTGTCGCTGCAGCGGAAAGAGAACGGCGTCACCGAACTGATCGGAACGGTGGTGGTGGATGGTCCTGCTGCTGCGATGGAGATTGCTCTGCCGCGGCTGCGTACTGGTTCTGCTCGTTTCTCGGTGGATGCCCGCATCCATAAGACCCGTGAGGACCGCTCTTCAAACCTGCTGGTCGCCACCGACTGGGAACCAAATCTGGTTTCCCTGGTGCCGATCGGGCAAGACCAACACGCTGTCATGCGTGGCGACCAATTGAAAGAAAACCCTGCATCACCCCCGATGACCGACGACATTCAGGCCGGGGGCGACCCCGCAATGATCGACGCGCAACGCGCCGATTCCACCCCTACCCCTCCTGCTCCTGCGGTGGACACCGAGCTGCAGCGCACTGCCTCTGAGCTGCGCCGTGAGCGTGATCTGCTCCGCATGGGCCAGGAGGCTGGGCTCACCAGCGAGCAGACCGACGAACTGATCCGCTCTGGCAAGACCATTGCTGAGTGCAGCCGCGAAGCTGTTCGGCTGATGCGACTGAGGCTCGAAGGCGGCGACGTGCGCGATCCCGACGGCCCCGAACCCCTCGGCCATCCCGCTCGCGTCAGCGTTACCCGCGACTCTGGCGACACCCTGCTTCGTGGCATCGCCGCTGGCCTGGAGGCCCGCGTGCGTCCCGGCGTGCTGAAGGGTGAGGCTGCTGAGCTGGGCCGTGAGTTCCGCTCCTACAGCCTGCTGGAGATGACCCGGCAGTACCTGGAAAGCCGGGGCGTCAACACCCGCGGCATGAGCAAGACTGAGCTGGTTCAGCGCGGCTTCCACAGCTCCAGCGATTTCCCGCAGCTGTTCAGCAACCTGGCCGGCAAGACTTTGGACGCCGCCTATCAGGAGG